GAGTCCGAGGGCGTGTCAGGGTATACTCCGCAGGGCTTCCGTGCGTGGCAAGGAACTGCCGGAGGTGCTGCGGAAAGCGCTGGAGCGGCAGGCGGCATCAGAGTCTGTTTAAACGACCAGGGCGGGAGCCGCATGGACGTGACCGATGACGTGACGTGTACCTTAAGGGCGGAGGCGCACCATCCCCCGTGTGTGCTGGAGCAGGCAGTGTCCGGGAACCGCCAGCCGTCCGTGGCGGAAACGCCAAAGACGCTGAAAATCCGCGCCGGTGGAGGCTCTGGAGGAAAAGGGGCGCTGATTCAGGATGACAAGTCGGCCACCCTTTCCTGCAACAATGACCAGACCCTCTTTGTGCCTTTCTGCAAAGGAACGCGCCCGCATTCCGCAGGGGAAGCGCCCACATGGAAGGACGGGGATGTGGCGAACACGCTGAACACGTTTGATATCGGGGAAAACCGCTGCAATGAGCTTGTGGTGCAGGCATTCGGCATCTGCTCCAAAGAGAGCAACGCCATGAAATCTGATAACCCGCACAGCGGTTTCTATGAGGCGCAGACCGCACGGACTTTGGACTGTAACTGTAATAATCCATCTGCGAATCAGGGAGGAATCGCCGTGGTGGCGGTGCAGGGCTCCATGATTGGGCGGGAGGATAAGAACGGGCCCCAAGGCAGCGGTATCAATGAGGATGTTTCCTTTACGCTGAATACCGCAGACCGCCATGCGGTGGCATACCCCACCTACTGCACCAGCAAGAATTCTTATTTCATGCGGGCGGAAAAGGAACTGGCAAATACGCTGGTGGCTACGGATTATAAGGACCCGCCCGTCATCAATGACGTGCGGACGGCATCGGGTAAGGATGTATTTGGTACGATCTCCGCGAGCATGGGCTCCAAGCAGTGGCTGGGCAATCAGGAAGCGTTCAGCGGCGATTATCATATAGTAGAGCCGGACTATATCGTCCGCAGGCTCACACCCACGGAATGCGCGAGGCTGCAGGGTTTCCCGGACTGGTGGTGTGACGGGTTGGGGACGGAAAACCCCACAGAGGAAGAAATGACATTCTGGCGTGAGGTGTTCGAGACCCACTGTAAGATCACGGGGACTTCCACAAAGTCGAAGTCCGACAGCCAGATAAGGAAATGGCTGAAAAATCCCCATTCCGATTCCGCAGAGTACCGTATGTGGGGGAATGGCTGCGCCTTACCGAACGTGTATTTCGTGCTTTGCGGCATTGTGTACTATGCACAGTTCCCGGAATTTTTATTGTGACATTTATTCCGACATTTCAGTTGCTTTTATCCCCGTTCAGAGTGATTAATGTAATACCGAAAGGGAAAACACGAAAACGGAGGAAAAAAAGGATGAGGATTGAGACGAATGCAGCAAACAGGAAAGATGTGGTAAAGGCAGTCAGCGGGATTTTGGGAGAGCCTTCAAAGTACCTTGGGGTGCCGACCTGCGCCTACCAGATCGGGAACTGCACCATCGACAAAAAGGGTGCGGTGGTAACGGAGGATGAAAAAACGGCGGAGATGGTAACGGCAGGACTCACGGAGCAAGGATTCATCGGGAGCCCGGAGCCGGAAGCGGATGAAACAACGGTCAGCCTGCCGATGGAAGGCATGACGGCGGAGGGGCTTAAGAACCTGATTTTCCTGACACACAGCAAGCAGTACCTCATAAACCGCGCTTTTGCGAAAGAGGTTTTCCGAATTCCCGCAGAACTGGTGGAGACGCTCGGCAGCACGGAGATTCCTGATGCGGAAACTTTCCTGCAGACATTCCAGAGCCGTGCGGAAGGGTGCAAAGGCATCCGCTTTCAGGACGGGAAGATTACCTTCACCCTTCCCACGGCGGGTGACCCGGACATGATAAAAGCCTTCACGCACCTTGCGGCGGCGATGGTGCAGCAGGCAAAGGAGCAGAAACGCATCAGCCCCAAAGAAACCATCGAGGAAAACGAGAAATACTACATGAGGATATGGCTCCTGCGGCTGGGCTTTGGCGGAGCAGAGGGTAAGGAGATACGGGACCTCCTGATGAAAAAGCTGAAAGGGAATTCCGCTTTCCGCACCGAGGCAAATAAGCAGAGGTGGCAGGAAGCGCGCCGGAACGAGCGGGAGGCGGCAAAGCAGCAGGAACAGGCACCCACGGAACCTGCGGAAGCGGCCCCGGCTGAACAGGCCGGCCAGGATTCCGGCGCAGGGGAATAAGGAACGGAACGGGCAGGGAGGCGGCGCTTTCCTCCCTGCCGGAATTTACGGAAGGAGATATGCGGAATGAACCTTACTATCAGAAAAGAGGAACTGGAAGCCCTGCGGGAGAAATACCCGCCGGGGTGCAGGGTGGAACTGGTAAAGATGGATGACCCCTACAGGGAGATGCCATCCGGACTGCAGGGCATGGTGACAGGTGTGGACGACAGCGGAAGCATCCATGTAAACTGGCAGAACGGGAGCAGCCTTGCGGTAATATTCGGGGAGGATGAATGCCGGAAAGTTGAGGACGGGGAGGTGACCGTGGGGGAACTGCTCCGGCGCTATGTTTCCCGCAGGAAGGAATTCCATTTCATGACGCCGTCCGGGTATGTTGACCTGACGGCGCGGGATGCGGCAAAGGTGCTGGCGGGGGAGATGAGACCCAAAGGGCATCCGGGGAACCCGGAGTATGCGGTGGAGATGGAGGCGAATGAACTGTTGGGATTCCGGTGCAAAGAGGCGGATATCCGGGACAGGCAGGGACGCGTGAGCGCCCTTGTGTATTGAAGGGGGGGAGGCAGGAAAACGGGATGGAATGGGCAGAGGCAGAGCAGCAGGTAAAGGCCCTCATGGAGAAGCACGGATACCGGACGCAGGAAGGCGTACCGGCCCGGATTGATTGGGAGGGCAGGGAACATCTGCTTGATCTAAGATGCGTCCAGTGTGTAAATCTCAGAGATGTCCTCAAAGGTGAGAAAAAGGTGGCGCTTAGGATTGAGGCAGCCGTCCGTGAAAAGAAGGACAGGTGGATGACGGCCCGGATGGTCGGCGCACTTGCGGAGGAATGCCGTAGGGCGGAGGGGCTGATGCGTGAGGTGGTGGAACGGGAGATTACCTTTACCGACTATCTGGAATGAGGGCGGCATGGAATTAAGGGAAGGGGGTGGACGGTATGGCAATGCAGGAACGGATGCCGGGGAATGCGCACCAAAAGCGCAACTGCTGGCAGCGGGGCAGGGGCTCCTGCAGCATGAGGGGCGAGCTGCGCCACGGCATTTCCCTGAATAAGAAGTACCTGAACCGGAAGGTCAGGCACAGTGGCAGGGAAGCATTAAAGCGCGGGGATTATAAGCGTATCTGCAGGACGTTACATATGGTGGAGTTCTCATAAACCGCCATAATATGCACAGTTATCCACCCATATCTTTGTCACATTTATGGCGCAGATATGAGTGGATAATGTGCGTTTTCAGAGGTAACATGTGTACTACCGAAAGGGAAAACGCAAAAAACGGAGGGCACAAACCATGAAAAAAATTGAACTTTTTGAGAGGGCCATTGCAGAGCAGGCAGCAAGCCTTAAGGATTGGGGGATCAACCCCACACTGTTCTGGGCATACCGGAACAGCATCACGGCGGGCAATGACAGGATTGATTTTGGCGAAACCATTTGGGACACCGACATCCCGGAGATCACAAGGGCGCTTAAGGAGAACGGCATCAGCGGATTCACCATCAGCAGCACCTTTTCAAGCCTGATACCGACCCTTGCGGAATTTGAAAAGCATGGATTCCGGATGGCGGGGCTTACTGAGGTAAAGGCAAACTACACGGACTGGCAGACACAGGAGCGGGCGGTCATTCCTGCAATCAGGATGGAATTAAGGGAGGCGTAAGACGGATGATAACGGAAAAAATAAAGGAGCAGATATTTGCAGTCCGCGAGAGCGGAGCGGCGAATATGTGTGACATGGCGGCGGTGCAGAGGGCGGCATTTGACAGGGATTTCTACGAACTGGTTCTCTTTATCGAGGAAAACCGGGAGGAATACTGGAACTTCATACTTACGGGTAAAGAATGACACAGTGGGGCGGCTTTCCGGGAAGGGGAGCCGTCTGCCATAATGTACACAATTTCCTGCGCTTATCTTTGGTACATTTATGGTGCAGATATGAGTGGATAATACCTTCGTTCAGAGGTAACATGTGTCTAACAAAAGGAAAACGGAGGAAACACACATGAAGAACACGAAAGAGGCAATAAGGAACCTGCAGAAAAACGGGGAGTACAGATTTGAAGGACTGAGCAGGGAAGAAAGCCGGAAGGCAGCCACAAGGCTTGCCAGAGCAGCGATGGAGGATGACAGGAAGAACGGGATCGAGAGCAGCTTCGGCATAGCAAGGGATGCATTCGGATATTATTTTGCGGCACAGATCAACGGATAGGAGGATTCAGACTATGAAAAAACATGAGATCAATTTTTTACAGACTACCACAATCGAACACCTGCAGGATCAGATTCCTTCTTGCTACGGGGCGGCGGTAACTTTCGGGGAGAAAGTGCTGGTGACGATGACAAACTGGAGAGGGCAGTACGAGGCGGCCATTTACGAGTTCATCGAGACGCCGGAGGAAACGGGGCTTGGGGCGATTGAATGCAGGATCAACCTTGTGGAGGTTGCAGAGGAGACTTTCAAGGACGGCGGACACGCCATGCAGTGGGCGTTCAGCAGGGCATAAGGAGGGAAAAACACGATGAAGGAAATTTACAACGGATATGAATTGCAGACAGAATGGGATGATGAGGCGCTTGGGTTTGGATTCAGCGTCCATGACAAAAACGGCGCGGAGGTTTCCCGCAGCGTTGACCCATATTTTTATGAGGAGAACGCACTGACAGCGGCGAGGGCTGCGGCGGACGCGCTTCCGGCGCAGGAATAAAATAGATACATAGCAGCAGAAAGGGTTCCTCCGGGAGCCCTTTTCTGCTGCGCAAATTTAAGGGAAGGAGGCGGCACAGATGCAGAGCGGAAGGAAACCAAAGCCCACGGCGGTCAAGGCGCTGGAGGGCAATCCCGGCAAGCGCAGCCTTAACACGGGCGAGCCGAAGCCGGAGAAAAAAGCCCCGCGCTGTCCGGCATGGCTGGAGGGCGAGGCAAAGAAAGAATGGAAGCGGATGGCGGGGCAGATGGAGAAGCTGGGCATCCTCACGGAGATCGACATGGCGGCTTTTGCCGGGTACTGCCAGGCATACGCCAGATGGAAAGAGGCGGAGGAATTCATCACACAGCACGGCTCCATCGTAAAGACCCCTTCCGGCTACTGGCAGCAGGTCCCGCAGGTATCCATCGCGCAGACCTATTTAAAGATTATGAACCGTTTCTGTGAGCAGTTCGGGCTTACCCCTTCCTCCCGGAGCCGTATTGTTGCTGATAACGGTGAGGATAAGGAAAGCGACACGATGGAGCTTTTGCTCTTTAAGGGAGGCGGGGGATAGTGTTTGACGAAGGAAAGGCAAAACGTACCGTGGATTTCATAGGCTGCCTGAAACATACCAAGGGGAAGTGGCGGGGGCAGCCCTTTGAACTGCTCCCGTGGCAGGAGGCCATCATCCGGGACGTGTTCGGCACGGTGAAGGAGAACGGGTACCGGCAGTACAACACTGCCTATGTGGAGATTCCAAAAAAGAATGGAAAATCGGAACTGGCGGCAGGTGTCGCCCTGTATATGACCTGCGGGGATAATGAGTGGGGCGCGGAGGTTTACGGCTGCGCCTCTGACCGCCAGCAGGCATCCATCGTCTTTGACGTGGCGGTGGATATGGTGGAGCAGTGCCCGGCATTAAAGAAACGCATCAAGCCCGTTATGTCAGTGAAGCGGTTAGTGTATAAGCCGACAAACAGTTTTTATCAGGTATTATCGGCAGAGGCATATACCAAGCATGGCTTGAACGTCCATGCGGTCATATTTGATGAACTGCACAGCCAGCCGAACAGGGAACTGTTCGATGTCATGACCAAAGGCTCCGGCGATGCCAGGACGCAGCCGTTATTCTTTTTAATTACCACCGCAGGCACAGACCGCCATTCCGTCTGTTTCGAGCAGCACCAGAAGGCGGAGGACATCCTGCAGGGGAGGAAGATAGACCCCACTTTCTATCCCGTTATCTACGGTGCGTCCGATGATGCGGACTGGTCATCGGAGGATGTGTGGAGGAAAGCCAATCCCTCTCTTGGGCATACTATTGACATTGAGAAAGTGCGGAATGCCTATCTGAGTGCAAAGGATAATCCCGCAGAGGAAAATATTTTCCGGCAGTTAAGATTAAACCAGTGGGTGAAGCAGTCCACAAGGTGGATGCAGATGGATAAATGGGATGCCTGCGCTTTCCCCGTGGACGAGCGGGAAGTGCTGGGGCGGGAGTGTTATGGCGGGCTTGACCTGTCAAGCTCCATTGACATCACCGCTTTTGTTTTGGTATTCCCTCCGAGAAATGATACGGAAAAATATATTTTACTTCCGTACTTCTGGATACCGGAAGAAAATATGCGCCTGCGGGTGCGCCGTGACCATGTGCCGTATGACGTGTGGGAGAGGCAGGGATTTTTGCAGACCACCGAGGGCAACGTGATCCATTATGGATTCATAGAGAATTTCATTGATGATTTAGGGAAGAAATTTCATATCAAGGAGATCGCATTCGACAGGTGGGGCGCGGTGCAGATGGTACAGAACTTGGAAGGATTGGGATTTACCGTGGTACCCTTCGGGCAGGGCTTTAAGGATATGTCGCCGCCCACCAAGCGGCTGATGGAGCTGGTGCTGGAGAAGAACATCGCGCATGGCGGGCATCCCGTCCTGCGGTGGATGATGGATAACATTTTTGTCCGCACGGACCCGGCGGGGAACATCAAGCCGGACAAGGAGAAGTCCACGGAGAAGATAGACGGCGCTGTGGCAACAATAATGGGGCTTGACCGTGCGATACGCAACGGCGGCATCAGCACGGGCAGTGTGTATGATGAGAGGGGGATTTTGTCCTTTTAGAATGGCGGGATTTATGCTATACTGGATAGCATAGGTTAGGAGGTCAACATGGACGAAAAAGATAATGCGACAGAACAGTTGAAAGAGCTTATGGAAGCATATGGTTTTAATGTGGATACGCTTTCAAAATATTTAGGGCTGCCTGCCGATAAGGTTAAAATTTTATCGCAGGGAGATATTTCTTTTCTGCCGGAAGATAATATGTACCGGTTCCGGCTGTTTAATAAGATCAGTTTTCTTTATTTGAGCGCCACAGAGGATAAGGACTTAAAATTAAGTGCATTTTTGAAAGTGCTTATTTCCTATCATGGGCTGTCAAAAAAAGCGATTGCAAAGATGGCAGGGGTGGATAAAAACGATATTGAGAAAATGCTATCCAGTCCACCGAAAAAAGTCTCAGAGGAAATTAAATATAAAGTTGCTGTCACGGTCATGTCCTTACGCTTTTTCCTGAAAGATTGTGAACCGGAACAGTAGGCATAAATTTGTTTGTTTAATGGCAATCTCTTCGGAGGTGCTTTTTTCTGCATATTTTTAGGAGGTGTGTATGAAACTGCCATCTATTTTTGGAATAAGAGGCGCAAGGGATAAGCCAAAGGACAGCTACGGCGGTTCGGCTTATTCCTTTTTCTTTGGGAGAAGCACCAGCGGGAAAAATGTAAATGAGCGGACGGCCATGCAGACCACAGCGGTCTATTCCTGTGTGCGGATACTGGCGGAGGCGGTTGCATCTTTGCCAATCCATGTGTACCGCTATACGGATACCGGGAAGGAGCGGGTATATGACCATCCGCTCTATTATCTCCTCCATGACGAGCCGAACCCAGAGATGACATCCTTCGTGTTCCGGGAGACGCTGATGAGCCATTTATTGATATGGGGCAACGCCTATGCGCAGGTCATCCGGGACGGGGGTGGCAGGGTGTTATCTTTGTACCCACTGCTCCCGGACAAGATGGAGGTTGACCGGGATGAGCATGGGCGGCTCTTTTACACCTATACCCGGAATACCGATGAGAACCCCAACTTTTCCGAATACGGGCGCGTGAGATTACAGCCGGAGGATGTGCTGCACATCCCCGGTCTTGGATTTGACGGGCTGGTGGGGTATTCGCCCATCGCTATGGCAAAGAACGCGGTGGGCATGACGCTGGCTTGTGAGGAATACGGCGCGTCCTTTTTCGAGAACGGGGCGACACCGGGCGGGGTGCTGGAGCATCCGGGGGTACTGAAAGACCCGGCGAAGGTAAGGGAGAGCTGGCACGCTGCTTATGGCGGCTCCAGGAATGCCGGGAAGGTGGCAGTTTTGGAAGAAGGCCTAAAGTACCAGCAGATCGGGATTCCCCCGGAGGAAGCACAGTTTTTGGAAACGCGGAAATTTCAGATAGACGAGATCGCAAGGCTGTACCGCATCCCGCCCCACATGGTGGGTGACCTTGACAAGAGCAGTTTTTCCAACATCGAGCAGCAGTCCTTGGAATTCGTGAAATATACCTTAGACCCGTGGGTGATTCGGTGGGAGCAGTCCATACAGAAAGCATTGTTCCTTCCGCAGGAGAAAAAAGAGTATTTCGTGAAGATGAACGTGGATGGCCTGCTCCGCGGCGATTATGAAAGCAGGATGAAAGGTTATTCCATCGGCATCCAGAACGGGTTTATGTGTCCGAATGATATACGGCGGCTGGAAAGTATGGATTTGATACCTGTGGAGGAGGGTGGTGAATTTTTTCTCACCAACGGGAATCTATGTCGATTGAAGGACGCAGGGCTTTTCGGGAGAATTCCGGGGGAGTCGCAGGAGGAATAAAGATATAGAAACAGGCGGGAATGTTCTGCCTGTTTTTTCTATGCAGAAAGCGAGGTTAGCAGAGAATGAAAAGGAAGTTCTGGAACTGGATCAAAAACGATGTGGGAGATGAGGAAGAGCGTACCCTTGTGCTGAATGGTGAGATTTCAGATGAAACGTGGTATGGGGATGAAGTGACCCCGGCGCTGTTCGCAAAAGAGCTGAATGCCGGGAGCGGCAACATCACCGTGTGGATCAATTCACCGGGCGGCGATGTGTACGCCGCAGCACAAATCTACAATATGCTCATGGAGTACAAAGGCGATGTGACCGTGAAGGTGGACGCGCTGGCGGCTTCGGCAGCCTCCGTCATCGCTATGGCAGGCACCACGGTGCTGATGTCGCCCCTTGCCATGATGATGATCCACAATCCCATCACTGTGGCGATAGGGGATTCCAAAGAGATGCAGAAGGCGGGGGAGATGCTGGATGAAGTGAAAGAGGGCATCATGAACGCCTACGAGATCAAGACCGGGATGGACCGTAAGAAGATATCCCACCTCATGGATGCGGAGAGCTGGTTCAATGCGAAAAAAGCCGTGGAGCTGGGCTTTGCGGACGGCATCCTGCATGAAGGGGAAAGTACAGATGAATCAGAGGATGCGGCTATGGAGGGCATGATGTTCTCCCGCACGGCGGTGACCAATTCCCTGCTGACAAAACTCATTCCGAAAAAGCTGGAGGCGAAAGTACCCATAGAGCAACTGGAAAAAAGGCTGCAACTATTATCACATTAAATTTATGGAGGGAAATGTTATGAGCAAGATTTTAGAACTGAGGGAAAAACGGGCAAAGGCATGGGAGGCGGCAAAGAAGTTCCTGGACAGCAAGCGTGGTGAGGACGGCCTGCTTTCCGCAGAGGACACCGCCGCCTATGAGAAGATGGAGAAAGAAGTGGTGGATTTGGGGAAGGAGATCGAGTGTCTGGAGCGGCAGGCCGCCATTGACGCGGAACTGAACAAGCCTACCTCCGAGCCAATCACCAATAAGCCCAACAACCACCCGGACGGGGAGGAAAAAACGGGCAGGGCAACGGACAATTACAGGAGGACATTCTGGAACGCCATGCGGAGGAAGAACTTCTTCGATGTGGAGAATGCCCTGCAGGTGGGCACGGATTCCGAGGGCGGCTACCTTGTGCCGGATGAGTTCGAGCATACGCTGGTGGAGGCTTTGGAGGAAGAGAACTGTTTCCGGGGCCTTGCCACGGTGATTCAGACCTCCAGCGGCGACAGGAAGATTCCCGTGGTGGCGTCCAAAGGCGAGGCGGCATGGATTGACGAGGAAGGGGCATACCCGGAATCGGACGATTCCTTCGGGCAGGTCTCCATCGGCGCTTTCAAGGTGGCGACCATGATCAAGGTATCGGATGAGTTGCTGAATGATAATGTATTTAACTTAGAGGCTTACATCTCCAAGGAGTTCGGGCGCAGGATCGGCACCAAGGAGGAGGAAGCCTTTTTCATTGGTGACGGCAAGGGCAAGCCCACGGGTATCTTAAATGCCACGGGCGGTGCATCTGATGGCGTGACCACCGCCACGGCGAACATCACCTTTGATGATGTGATGGACCTTTTCTATTCCCTGAAAGCGCCTTACCGCAAAAAGGCTGTGTGGGTGCTGAACGACACCACCGTGAAAGCCCTGCGGAAACTGAAAGATAATAATGGGAATTATATCTGGCAGCCTTCCGTACAGGCAGGGGTGCCGGACATGATTTTAAACCGCCCTTACCACACTTCCTCCTATGTGCCGGAAGTGGCGGCGGGCAGCAAGGTGATGGCTTTCGGTGACTTTTCCTATTACTGGATTGCTGACAGGCAGGGGCGTTCCTTCAAGCGTCTGAATGAACTGTTTGCGGCAACCGGGCAGGTGGGATTCCTTGCTTCACAGCGTGTGGATGGCAAGCTGATTCTGTCGGAGGCAGTGAAGACCATGAAGGTGAAGGCTTCCGCATCAGCGGCATCATAAGAGGGGAGGCGGCATGGATGGCAGTCCTGACATTGGAGGAAACAAAACAGTATCTCCGTGTTGACAGCAGTGATGAAGATTCCTTTATTTTGGGATTGATTGAGACTGGGGAGAGGCTGTGTGCAGATGTGGCACGGATGGAATTATCGGAACTGGAAGCGCATCTGCCTATGGTGCGGATTGCCGTCCTTTATGCCGCCGCCTATCTGTATGAACACCGGGAGCAGGCAGACCACGGGGAACTGGTGGAAACGCTGCGCTCCCTTTTATTCGGCATACGGAAAGAGGTGTTCTGATGTCTTTGGGAGAATGGAAAGATAAGATCATCATTCAGAAAAGCGTGGCGGGCAATGACAAAGCCGGGAATCACATTTTATCGTGGCAGGATTATTACACCTGCCACTCCTATGTGAATAACCTTTCCGGGAAGGAGTATTGGGAGGCGGCGCAGCTTAATGCGGAGAAAGAGATATTTTTCCTTATCCGTTACTGCTCTGAAGCCGCCACCATTGACACGGAGCATTTCCGCATCCTGTTCCGGGAGCAGATTTATAACATCACGTTCATTGATAACGTGAAGTACCAGAATAAAACCATAAAGCTGCGGGCGGCTTTGGAAAAGAGGTAAGGATGTCTGAAAGAAAAGTATCCATCGAGCAGATGGCGGAGGCGGTCATGGACGGCCTCATTGAATATGCCGGGCTTGCCACGGACGTGATGAAGGACTGCGTCACCAAAGCCGGGAACACGGTCAAAACGGAAGTAAAAGCCAACGCCCCGGTTCGGACGGGGCAGTATAAAAAAGGGTGGGCGGTAAAGAAGCAGAAGGAGACCGCCAATTCTCTGGAGTTGGTGGTGCATAACAAAAAGCGTTACCAGCTCACCCATTTACTGGAGAAAGGCCATGCCAAGCGGGGCGGCGGGAGGGTGCGGGCATTCCCCCATATCGCCCCTGCGGAACAGGCGGGCATCCGGGAACTGGAGGAAGGGATAAAAAGGGGGCTGGAAGGATGAAGCACGATGATGTATTGAAGATGATGGAGGAAATGGGGCTGCCCTTTGCTTATGACCACTTTGTCGAGGGCGAATCGCCGGAGCCTCCCTTCCTCGTATTTCTATATCCCAAAGCCGAAAATTTCGCGGCGGACGGGATTGCGTATTTCAAAATAAACCAGCTTGACATAGAACTGTACACCGATCTGAAAAATCCCGATCTGGAGGAAACCATAGAGGCGGTTCTGCTGAAGCACGGTATTTTCTATGGCAAGAGTGAAACGTGGATAGAATCGGAAAAGCTGTACGAAGTCTTGTATGAAATGGAGGTCTGAAATGAAGAACAACAATAAAGTGAAATTCAACATCTGCAACTGCCACTATGCTTTGCAGAAAACGCAGGAGAACGGGGAGATTGGATTCGAGAACCCGGTGGCAATGCCCGGCGCGGTTTCCATCGCCTTAGACCCCAACGGGGAGCCGGAATCGTTCTATGCTGACGGCATCGAGTATTACATCATAGCCAACAACATGGGCTATGACGGTGACCTGGAACTGGCTTTGATTCCTGAAAGTTTCCGCACGGACGTGCTGAAGGAGGAAGCGGACAATAATGAGGTGCTGGTGGAGAACGCCCATTCCGAGACGGCGGCCTTTGCGCTGCTGTTTGAGTTTGACGGGGACATCCGCAAGATACGCCATGTGCTGTATAACTGTTCCGCAAGCCGCCCCAAGATCGAGGGAAAGACCAATGAGGAGAGCCGGGAGGTGCAGACGGAAACGCTGACCATCAAGGCAAGACCACTGGCAAGCGGCTATGTGAAGGCCAAGACCGGGAACAGGACGTCTGCGGAAACCTATGCGAACTGGTATAAGAGCGTGTATCTGCCGGAACCCAAAGCGGTGGACGCGGATACAGAAGGACAGGGATGAAGGAGGCTGAAAGGATATGAGTATCGTAAGGAAAATAGAGATTGACGGGCAGGATGTGTTGTTTAAGGCATCGGCGGCGATTCCGAGGATTTACCGTTTGAAGTTCCAGCGTGACATTTATAAGGATTTGCGGATTCTGGAAAAGAGCATCGGTGAGGGGGATGAGGAAAACTCCAACCTCGATTTATTCTCATTGGAGATGTTCGAGAATATCGCCTACACGATGGCAAAGCACGCCGACCCGCAGATACCCAATGAAGTGGATGAATGGCTGGACGGATTCAACACCTTTTCCATTTACCAAGTCCTGCCACAATTAATAGAACTGTGGGGCCTGAACGTAAAGACGGATGTGGAGGCTAAAAAAAACTTCGCCCAACTGAGCGGGAAATGACCACGCCGCTGTTCCTTCTGCGGTGTGTGCAGCTAGGGCTTTCGATAGCAGACTTGGAGCTGCTCTCCATCGGGCTTATCAATGATATGTACTGTGAGAGCAGGAATGACTCCTGCTCCTATGCAGTGCTTGGGACGCAACAGGATATGGACTGTTTCTGATTGAAAAAACGGCCTTTTTCTGCTATATTTGTAGTGGGAAAAGGCTGATAAGAATAGGTCAGGGGTAGAAGATTATGAAGTTTAGAATATGGGCATGGACTCAAAATATTAAAAGAAAATATACAAAGATTAAAAATTGTTATGTAGTAAAATGGTTAAAAAATACATTAATCTATAATATTGCAAAAATGTTTTGTATGGTGTTTTTGATTCTCTGGGTTATTTTTCTTTTTGCACCTAAAGTGGCTCATGTTTCATTCCTTACCAATGAAGTCGATGCAGTAGGAGAAATATATGCGGATCATATTAATATGAATTTAGAAACAGATAGATTTAGAATTTCGGATTTTAACGAGTTAAATATAGGATGTCTTGGAAATGAAGGCTATGAGGTAAATGGGGAATTCTATGATAACTCTTATAAACTTTATACGAAATCTTATGATGGACTAACGGGTACAATATTTATTACAACAGAAAATATTGAGGAAGAGGAATTTAATATAACATCCTTTTTGGAGGACGATTCACGACCAGTATATATAAATTATATAGATTCAGAATATTCTATAAAATGTCAGGATGGATTTCAGATAAAATTTGATTGTAATATACATTTGACATTTTATGAAAGTGATGCTTTTTTAGTTAAAGAAGGACAGGAGAATATACCTATCTATACTTGCACAATAAGGAATTCAGATAAGTATAGTTCTGTATTAACTACAAATCAAAATGTGAAGCTGAGTGTGATGGATTATCTGGGAATGGAAACAGATAATAAAGCGGATATTACTCTTTGGGGTGTGAATAAGATATCTGGAAAAGCATCAGGAGATTTATTTTTTTCGTATTCTCCAGATTCTAAGCAATATCATCTAAATAAGCAAATAGTTTATTTGGGAAGTGAAAAGAATTCGTTAGAAATTAATATAATATTAGACAACGGCATTCGCGAATTAAATATAAATGGCATGGTAAATGAAGCATCTATTTCTAAAATGAATTTGTTTCCTACTTTTTGGGGGTGGTACAGAGATAATATATATTTAACGCCTTTAACACTTCTTACCACGATATTTGGTGGTGTAACCTTGATGATAAATAATAAAAAGAAAAATAGCTGAATGAAGTATATTATGATACATAGGCACTTGCCATAACAGCAGGTGTCTTTTTTTACGCATTTTTTCAGGGAGCCTTTGGGCTTCCTTTTTTCGTTATGGGGAGGTGCTTTGGGTGGGAGCGTCAAGGATACAGGGCATTACGGTGGAAATCGGCGGCGACACCACAAAGCTGACCGCCGCGTTGAAAGGGGTAAACGGGGAGATACGCACCACACAGTCGCAGCTCCGGGATGTGAACAACCTCCTGAAACTGGACCCCGGCAATACGGAGCTGCTGGCACAGAAGCACCGGCTCCTTGCACAGGCGGTTGCGGAAACGAAGGAAAAGCTGGAAACCTTAAAAGCGGCTGCGGAACAGGCAAATGATGCGCTGGCAAAGGGGGAGATCACCCAGGAGCAGTATGATGGTTTGCAGAGGGAGATCATCGAGACCGAGGAAAAATTAAAGAGCCTCGAACAGCAGGCGAACCAGTCAGCGGTGGCAATACAGAAGATTGCCGCCACGGGCGAGGACTTGAAGAACCTTGGGGATAAGATTTCCGGGGTAGGGACTACCCTCACCAAAGGCGTGACCACGCCCATTGTGGGGCTTGGCACAGTAGCGGTAAAGACGGCGGCAGATTTTGATTCCGCCATGAGCCAGGTCGGGGCGGTGTCCGGGGCAACCGGGAGCGAGCTGGAAGCCCTGCGGGATAAGGCAAGGGAGATGGGGAGCAAGACCAAGTTCTCCGCATCCGAGGCAGCCGAAGCCATGAACTACATGGCGATGGCAGGCTGGAAGACTTCTGATATGCTCTCCGGCATTGAGGGCATTATGAACCTTGCAGCCGCGTCCGGGGAGGACTTGGCAAGCACCTCTGACATCGTTACGGATGCCCTGACCGCTTTCGGACTTACCGCAGCCGATTCCGGGCATTTTGCGGATATCCTTGCGGCGGCAAGTTCTAATGCCAACACGAATGTCTCCATGATGGGCGAGACCTTCAAATACTGTGCGCCCATTGCCGGGGCTTTGGGATTTTCCGCAGAAGATACCGCAGAGGCGATTGGCCTGATGGGCAATGCGGGAATCAAGTCCACCCAGGCCGGTACCGCGCTCCGCACCATCATGAGCAACCTTTCCGGGGAAGTGAAGATTTGCAGTTCGAGCATTGGCGAGGTCACAATCGCCACCACCAATGCGGACGGCAGCATGAGGGATTTGAGCGACATCCTCGCAGACTGCAGGACGGCTTTCGGCGGCCTGTCTGAATCGGAGAAGGCAGCGGCGGCAGAGGCTTTGGTGGGCAAGAATGCCATGTCAGGATTCCTTGCTCTTATGAACGCTGCCCCTGCGGATATCGAGAAGGTGAGCAGTGCCATAGCGAACTGTGACGGGAAGTCTGCGGAGATGGCGGCTACCATGCAGGATAACCTTGCCGGGCAGCTTACCATTTTGAAGAGCCAGTTGGAGGAGCTTGCCATTTCTTTCGGTGAAATCCTCATGCCTGCCATTCGCCAGATCGTCACATGGATACAGGGATTCGTGGATAAGCTCAACGGCATGGATGAGGGCACCAAGAATACCATTGTCACCATCGGATTACTCGCTGCGGCAATCGGCCCCGTGCTTATCGTCATAGGAAAAGTGGTCTCTGCGGTGGGCAGCATTATGACATTCATCCCTACGCTGATCGGCGGCATTTCCAGTATCGGCGGCGGGCTTAGTGCGCTGTGGGGCATCCTCGCGGCGAACCCGGTCACCTTAGTGATTGCCGCTATAGCTGCGCTGATTGCCATCTTCGTGGCACTGTGGAATAACTGCGAGGGCTTCCGGGAGTTCTGGATCAACCTTTGGAATGTGATAAAAGATGCCGCCATAGCCGTGTGGAATGGTCTGAAAGATTTCTTCGTGGGTATCTGGAATGCCATCACCGGGGCGGCGCAGGCCATCTGGAATGGATTGAAGGACTTTTTCAGTGGTCTGTGGGAAGGGATAAAAAATATATTCCAGACGGTACTTGATGTGATAAAGACGCTCATCGTGGCGCGGTTCGAGTTTTATAAGACCATCATCACTACGGTCTTGAATGTGATACAGACGGTGGTCTCCACGGTATGGAATGCGATTAAATCCGTGATCGAGACTGTGACGAATGCTATCGGCTCATTCCTTTCCAGTGCGTGGGAGGCGATTAAGAATACCGTCACCACGGTAATGGAGGCAATCAGAAATGTCATTACCACGGTATGGGAAGCGATAAAGTCCGCAGTGACGGCGGTGCTTTCCGCCATTAAGGATGTGGTGGTCTCCGCATGGGAGGCGATAAAGAACGCCATTTCCACGGCAATGGAGGCAATCAAATCTGCGGTGATTGCCGCATGGGAAGCGATAAAGAGCGCGGTGTCCTCTGCGATTGAAGCGATAAAAAATGTGGCTGTGGCGGCATGGGAGGCCATCAAGTCAGCGGTCATTTCCATTATGGAGGCGATTAAATCCGCCATTACCGCCGCGTGGGAAGCCATCAAATCCGCAGTCAGTTCCGTGGTCAATGCAATAAAAGAGGTCATCACCAGTGTGTGGAATGCTATCAAATCTACGGTTACCAGTATCGTGGGCGGCCTGAAGGATGCGGTTGTAAATGTGTTCAACAGCCTGCTCTCAGGAATCAAGAATGCCATGAGCGGCATTGCGGGGGCGGTGAAGAGCGGATTCGATGCGGCGATCAACTTCATCAAGGGCTTGCCCTCACAGGCATTGCAGTGGGGCAAGGACATCATCGGCGGCTTAATAGATGGCATCAAATCCAAGATCAGCGGCCTTGTGGACAGCGTGAAGGACATCGCGGGAACCATTGCGTCCTTCCTGCATTTCTCCGAGCCGGACGAGGGGCCGCTTTCCAACTTCCACACCTTTATGCCTGACATGATCGACTTGCTCGGCAAAGGCATCCGTGGGAATTTAGGGAAGCTGACCGGCCCCATGAAGGAACTGGCAGGTACACTCATTCCTGCCACGGATTCCATGACGGCGGGGGCGCAGGCAGCAGGCGGTTCCGGCAGCGGTTCTTCACTGGCGGCAAGGTTGGATGCCATGTATGAAGTGGTCACCAAATATCTGCCGAGACTGGCAGACGCACAGGTGGTATTGGATTCCGGTGTATTGGTGGGGGAATTATCTGACGGGCTGAACCGGGAGCTGGGAAAGGCGTATTCATGATAAGGAAATTCAGGCTTATAAACGGGGAAGGGGTGTCATGGGATTTAAATGCCCGGACATCCTTTTTCCATTCCATTGGCGGCTTCGGCTATAAGGACGGGACGCAGTATGAACAGATCGGCACGGACTTTATCCCTCTGGAGGAATTATTCTCACAAGGCATGATGACCGGGCGGATATTTTTCGGAGGGAAAAACGCATACCAGAACTACCGGGCATTTTCAAGATTTGTCCGGGCGGTGCCGCTGACCCTCGTGTATGAGATGGAGGAGGCTTTCCGTGTCCCGGTGCGGATGACGGAGATCGCAAAAAGCGAACTGATCACTGGCGGTGCAGGCTTGGATTGTGAGGTGGCTTTTACCGCAACCGGGCTGTTTTATAAGAATGTTTCCGGCTACAGCGGCACACTCTCCATCGGCGGGAAAATCTATCCATACGAATACACCTACGCCTATGCGGATGTGACGCAGAACACCCTCATGATTGACAGCAACAGCCACGGGGATAGCCCGTGTAAGGTAACGGTGTACGGCCCCTGCGTAAACCCGGTATGGAAGCACTATGTGAATAACGTCCTTTATGAAACAGGAAAGTATGAGGGCAGCATCCCGGACGGGCATAAGCTGGTCATCGACACCACGCAGATTCCCTACAGCATTACGGAGCGGGGCGTCAGTGACGAGGTGGTGGCGGACCGTTATCAGATGTGCGATTTTACCACGGAGCGGTTCTTCCACCTGCAGTACGGCAGCAACCGCATTTCCGTGGTGCATGAGGGGCTGAATGTTCTGAATGTAATGGTAGAGGGGAGGATCAGCTATGAGACCGTATAACGTGGAGATATTCACACAGGATTTTGAAATGGTGTGCAATACCAATGTAAATGAGATTACCTACAAGGAAGATTACCTTTCCTCGGACGGCAATACCGTGACGGTGCTTGCCCTTCCTGGCGTGAAAAAGCAGGATTATATCCGCATCAGCCGGGGCAGTGAAGAGTATGCCGGAATCGTGACGGAAATCGGCTATGGCACGGATAAGTCAAAGAAGTTACAGACCATTTCCTATAAACCGCTCATGGAGCTGCTCAATACGGATGTGCTGTTTGATGTGGATTTGCAGGGGCAGGGCAGCATGGAGCAGTTCATCTGTGACCGCATCCGGGAAATGTTCATCACCAATGAGGATGGGATGCAGAATATAAAAGGTCTTTCCGTCAGCGCAGTTACAGCCACAAAGGACTGGAGCCTGCACATCACGCCCTCCGACAAGGGCGGGCATTACAATATCGTGAACCTCATTGATTCGGTGATTATCCCGGCAATGGAAAAATACAGCATCCTTGTAAAGACAAAGCTGGACATCCAGAACCGGGAAGTGCAGATCATTGTAGGGAAAGCGGCATCCGGGGTAATTACGATTGAAAGCGACCTTCCCAACATCATCAAAAAGAGCGTCACGATAAAACAGGTCAGCGCCGATGTGAATAAACTGGTGATCTATGACAGTTCCGATTATGAAACCAAAAGAGTGTATTATCTGCATCCCGATCTTGGCTATGACACAAAGGACCGTGACCGCATTACCCCGGTGGTGTGTGAGATGCAGGCAGTTTCCCATGAGGAGGGGAGCAGTTTTGAAAGTGCCGCCATCAGCGCCGCCCATAACAAGTTTGCCAACCTTTCCTATTCCAACCTCATAGAGCTTACCATGATGAACGGTGACGCGCTGGTAAAGCCGGAGGAACTGGAATTCGGGCAGGTGGCGGACATCATATCGGACGGGCAGAGTTACCGGAGCATCCTCACCGGGAGGGAGCGGGGGAAGAACACAAAGCTGGTGTTCGGCACGGTGCGGCTGGACTTGACGAAGATTTTAAGGAGGCAGGAGA